ATTTTTATTTTTTTTGGGTTCTTGTTTTTTTATTTTAATTTATCATTAAATTTACCTTCTTTTTTTGCAAGGTCTAAAATGTAATAAACTTCGGCCAACCCTACTCTTATATGCTCAATTATATCAGTCGGATATAAGCCAAGTTTAAACAATTTAACAACCTTTTCCTCTTTGCTTACATTATAATCATTTACAACACTTTCTATACTTTTTTCAAACTCCTCAGAATTCATATTTTTGCGTACATCTGCATAAATGTGCTCATTTCCTTGTGTTTCCATAACTTTATATTTTTTAATAAATCTAACATCAAAACCTTCTGTTTTACAATATTCCATAATATTATCAGCAATTTCACTAAAATCAAAATTATCTACATAATCACTCACCATGCTTTTGATAATTTCGTTTCTATCAAAAAATTCAGAAGAAGGTAACCCATATTCTTTATAATCTTCAGCTGTGCCATCAAATTTCCAGCATTCAATATTGTCCACCCAGCTATTAGTCATAAAAAAAGTATTACCAGAAACAGGATCCCCTAATTCTAATACTAATTCATTATTAACTATATTAGCAAATGCAGGGCAAAACCACCCCTCTAAATCATAACCTTCTGCTTTAATTAATAATTCTTTGTAAGCATCTACTAAATCAAATTCAATTACCGTCTGATTTTCTAAATTTTTTTCTAAAGTTTCCATAATTGTTATTTTTTTAAAAACCTTTAGTTAAAGCATCCAATAAATCCGTTGCTGTGTAATCAGTTCCATCCGCAAGATCAATTAGCCTAACTGCTAATTTTTCAATCGGTTCATATTTTAAAATCTCTCCATTATAGCTTTCACTATAATTCATTAATGCGTTAATAATTTCGTCAATTGTGTAATTTTCTACTATTACACTAATTTCTGTGTTTAAATTTTTTGCTTTCATAATATTATATTTTTTGGGTTAATTTTATGATACAAAGATACAACATTTTTTTAGAAAAAACAAATTTTTTTCTATCATTTTTGGCTGTTTTAGACAAATTAGTAAATAAATTAGATGAATTTTTATATGTATTTAGACAAACTGTTAAGTTTTTTACACTAACTTGTTTTTTGTATGTTTTTTGTGTTTTCATCGCTTTTCTAAAATTTTAATACACAAAGATACATCAAGTTTCTAAATAAACCAAATTTCAAACGTTTGTAAACGGTTATTTTATAGTGTTTTAGACAAAACAGTATATTTTTTACACCAATTTTGATATGTATTTAGACAAAACGATATATTTTTTACACTAATTAAGATTAGAGCGTGTGGGTGGTTGTAAACCCCATCTCTACATTGGTAAAATGTAGCGCTTTTTATTTAAGCTACACACGCATTTTAATATAATCTTGTTTTAACGCTTCACAAAGCCGTCTCGTTTCATTGCAAAGCGGATATAAATATTTAATTTTCCCCTTTGTAAAATATGGTTTAACATCTTCAGTTTTATAAATTTTCTTTATATTTTCCATTGTCGTTGGAAGCCCTCTTCTTTTACATATACCTGATACAGTTCTACTATGAACTCTTTTACCATTTATTATATAACTGCAACCCTTTTTATTTTCCATCTTAATCCCTACAAAATACCAATTTGTCGCTTGATATATAGTTCCTATATGGTTTTGGTCTAAATCTGCATAACTAACTACTAGTTGACAAAGAGGTATATCTTTTTTTATTAATTTTAAACTCATTGCAAGTGCTTTTGATGTAGTTTCTTGCTTTCCATTTAATGCCACTCTTGTAAGTTCTACAACCTCACCTTGTTTTAAGTTATATTGATTACCTATACAAGGATTTGCTCCATAACCATAAACTATAACCCCGCACCATTCATTTTTATCATTAAAAACACTATATCCTATACCATTTCCAGGCACTGTTTTAGCATAATGAAAATTTAAACAAGCGTATTTTATTGCTTTATATGATGCTTTTACAAGTTTCATAATTCTCCACAACTAACTGAAAAATAAGCCCCTTGATATTTTTTATCTATTAAATCTTGTATGTCGATTTCAGCTTCTCGCAACTGCTCTGTGGTTTTAAAAGTAATTTTTATAGTAGGAGGATTTTCTTTTTTCTCTGCTGTTAAATCTTCATAATCAAAATTTTGCTCAAAGTCAAAATCCTCTATTTCGATGCCCCAATCTTCTAAATCTACTTTCCATTCCTCTAACAACTCTAAATCCCACTCGCTCCCCCAATGCGCATTGTCTTTTATAATGAACTCTTTTTTTTGCTCTTCACTTAAATCAGTAACCTTTTCTATCCACGTATCAGGAATTTCTTTATATCCAAGTTTTTTTAGTGCAAAATACCGTTTATTTCCACCTAAAATCTGATTATTTTCATCTATAACTATTTTGCGAATTTCCATCATCCGTTCGAAATCTTCGATGGATTTTGCTATTTTTTCGATTTGTCTATCACCTTTACTCTTAAAAGGATTTTTGTCTAATGGTTTCAATTCATTTATTTTCATATTTTTATATATTTTTTGCTATTATACAATTATGACTTTCTAATTCGTCTATTGTATATATTACAAACCCAGTATATCCATCTTTATTCATTATTACCGCTCTCTGTTCTGATAACAGTCCCATATCACGCATTTTATTAATATCAATTAATATCCAGTCGACTATTTTATTCTTTTTAGTCCATAAATATAAATACCAGTCACAATATCCTTTACGTAATTTATCTATTTCAGTAATACTATTCCCTTTCTTAGCTCTAATAGTAAAATCACGGAAAGGTGTATCTCTTCTAATCCTTACTGCAACATCCCCAGCCGTAATTTTTATTTTAAAGTCGGTAGATTGCTTCATATCTTCATCAGGACTAGCAACTTGGACATCCACGATATACATAGATTGTTTTTTTAAAATGTCCTTTATCTCATCTAAAAAATTTAATTGCCAGTTCCAATTTTTGTCAAATTCATTCATATACAGCCTCCTTTCCCCAAGTCTCAAATCCTTCTATTTTACGTCTATTAAACATATCAAGTCTCCTTCCAGCAGTTACCCGTCTTACCAAGTTATAAAAAAAATCAGGCTTTTCGCTATGCGATCCACGAGGAGCGTCAAAACATAATTTAAAATCTTTAAAATCAACAAATTTTGGATTTCCTTTTTTTGCGTATAAAGCAAATTCACAATTATACTGTGGTAATTCAAAAGGTTGAAATCCACCTGGTTTATGCCATACGAAAGAACAAACATATTTTAAATTCCAAGCCTGTAAAATTTGAAATGCAACTGGTAAATATTTTTGTGTAGTCCATAGCCATACGTGGCAATCGTCGGCACAAGGGATTTTTAATTCTTTAATTTCTTCTATTGTCATAGTTGGATATTCAAATTCTACCTGGTTTGGTGCAACTTCACGTTCAATTTTTTCCATCGGCCAGGGGGGGTCTATAACAATAACATCAAAAACGCCCTCAACTGCTTTCGCTTCTACTGTTTCAATATCATTTAATTTTTCTGTAATTTTTTTTCGTTTAGTTTCTTGGACAGCTTTGCTAATAGTTATTTCACCGTTCAAAACAGGTTCTATAAATTCAGGCGCCTCTTCTTTAATTTCTATTATTTTTTCTACATCTTTTTTAGGTATATTTATCTGTCCCGTTAAGATGGCATTTTTAGCTTCTTTACCTACTTTTTCGGCTACTTTATCGACAGCTTTGCTAAATTCAGCATCATTTCTAACAGTTCTGCCGGTCACTCCATATTCTTTGCCTATTATATCTGAAGTTTTCAACTTGTGGAAATTTTTTCCACAAGTTAAATCAACTCTTTCTCCTTGTCGCTTTCTACTTTCATATAACTTACCCCTGTAATAGCTCGCCTCTTGTGAAGTTAAATTCCTCCTACCAAGTTGGTTTTTTATTATCCATTCCTTCACGGCTTCTTTATCAGGTAAATCTATTTCAATAGTTTTAAATTCTATTTCAAGTTCGGTAGCTATTTTATATCGATGATATCCATCGATTAAAAAGCCGTTCCAAACTACCAAAGGGTCTCTTATACCTTCTAATTTAATACTTTCTTTTAATTTTTCAAACTCCTCATCTGACAGGGGTCTGATATAATTAGCAAATTCTGAATCGATAAAAATTTCGGCCATATTTTTTATTTTTCTTACAAATATACAATAATTATTTTATTCAACCAAAATTTTTTTTAATTTTTTATA